CATGGCAAAGCCAAAGAATGGCTGGTATGCAATCGTTGATCGAAAGACTGGTGAGTTGCAGGAACCTAACATGCGAGCAGCACAGATCGTTGACAACAAGGAACTGTGGATGAAGATGTTCAAGGAGACTGACTTCGCTGACTTCATCAAGAAACAGTATGCTCTGTCGTCTGGTAATCTCATGGATCAAGAAGATATCTCAGAGGAACTAGCAGGAGTAAGCGATGAGGATTGAGAAAACGATTTTATCTAATCTCGTTTTCAATGAAGAGTTCGCTCGCAAGACAATCCCATTTTTAAAACACGAATATTTTTCTGACCACACGGAAAGAACAATATTCGACCTGGTAGATTCATATGTCAAGAAGTACAATACGTTTCCTTCGAAAGAAGCGTTAACGATTGATGCATCACATAGAGACAATATGAATGATGAGCAGTTCAAGTCTTGTACCTCATACATTGATAATCTGAGTACAGATGGTGATACGCAAGTTGAGTGGTTAGTCGATCAGACAGAAAAGTTCTGTCAAGAAAAAGCTGTGTACAATGCAGTCATGCAGAGTATCAAGATTCTCGACAACAAAGACAACACTCAAGGTAAAGGTTCTATTCCACAAATTCTATCCGATGCTCTAGCGGTCTCGTTTGACACGAGCATCGGTCACGACTTCCTTGATGATTATGTACCTCGTTATGAGTTCTATCATCTCAAGGAAAAGCGCATACCTTTCGATCTTGACTACATGAACAAGATCACCAAAGGAGGCCTGCCAAACAAAACGTTAAATATTGCATTGGCAGGTACAGGCGTGGGTAAATCACTATTCATGTGTCATTGTGCTGCTGGTAACCTTACCAAAGGTTCTAATGTACTCTACATAACAATGGAAATGGCGGAGGAACGAATTGCAGAACGTATTGATGCTAACCTTCTTAATACTCCTATCGATGAGCTCGAGTTACTACCTCGTGATGTCTATGAGAAAAAGATTGAAAAGCTCCGTGATAAGACAACGGGCAAACTCATCATTAAGGAATACCCAACAGCGAGTGCGGGTTCGGCGAACTTCCGACACTTACTGAATGAACTAAAGATTAAACGTAATTTTGTACCAGACATTATCTACATTGACTACTTGAATATCTGTACGTCATCTCGTATTAAGTTTGGTGCAAATGTAAACTCATACACGTATATCAAGGCAATCGCCGAAGAGCTACGTGGGTTGGCTGTTGAGTTCAATGTGCCAATCGTAAGTGCTACACAGACCACTCGTTCTGGTTTCGCAACTTCAGACGTTGATCTGACAGATACATCAGAGTCGTTTGGTCTTCCTGTATCTCGACTGAACAGCTGCAAGATCTTAATAAGATTATGATCAAGCAATTGAAGAATCGATATAATGATCCTACGGCCTATCGTAAGTTCGTGGTAGGGGTTGACAGAAGTAAGATGAGGTTGTATGATGTAGAACAGTCTGGTCAAGAGGACCTTCTAGATCAGCCTGTCATGGATCAAACAGAGTTCGGTACGCAGGACTATGAGAGATCTTTGAGAAAGCCTAAATTCGATAAATCCATATTTGCGGAGTTTAAATGATGGGATACAAGGTGATTGAAGTCAAGGACAAGAAACAATTCAATGTTGTGGAAAAGCGTTCGCAATTTCAGGAAGAATATGTCATAAAGACATAATCTGACAAAGAAGATGCGAGAAAAATGTCACGGTCATTGAATCTTGGCAATGGTTTTGACGGTTGGACTCCTAGTTTCTTTCTAAACACCGCAAGTTAAACTGAACTACGTTATAAATAAAAACAGTTGGATGAATCCACGTTTATCCAAACGGTATGTTTTACGTCTGCAGCGTAAGAGGCAAGAGTGCATTAATGGCACGAGGAAATGACGAGGTCGCTCTAACGAGCTAGTGGGGTTCTACTCGTCCATACCACTTTTTATTTACGGCAAGGGGCTTTAGGGCTCCTTGCCGCCCTAACGTAAAAAGAATAGAAAAGGAAATCAAATGTTCAATCTGAAAATAGTTGCTTTGGCAGCTATAGCCACATTCTTTTTGGCTATCCCAGCAGAAGCAGCAACGCTAAAGAATAGAACACACTACACTCATACTACAAAATGTACTAATCTAACGTGCTTAATTAAGCAGAAACAGGCAGCAAAGCCTGTCAAGAAAACTGTTACACACACTGCTCAAAAGGCACCTACAAAGAAAAAGTACGTACCAAAGAAGAAATACTACGCAAAGAAGAAGCCTTATATCAATCAACAGGCTCCTAAAATTGAAGATCGTATGATCTCAAAACTTAATCGTGGTGTTTATACAAACGCAGCGAAATATGTTGGTCTTAGTGAACGTGGTAACACGAAAACTATTCAAAATCTAACAGGTGTCAATCCACGTTATACTCCGTGGTGCGCTGCATTTTTAAATAGTGTTTTGAAGAAATCCGGACACAAAACAACAGGCAGTCTTGCTGCTTCTAGTTTTAGAGGTTACGGTAAGGCTGTGAGAAAGCCTGAAGTCGGAGATATTGTTGTCTTAAGAGGACACGTTGGTATCTTTGCTGGAAATGTAAATCGTAACGGAAAGCGTTACACTGCAGTGCTTGCAGGCAACAAGAGTAACAAAGTTCAAATCAGTTACTACCCTGCTAAGCGAGTCGTGGCATATAGACGACCTGCATAATAACGGTTGACAATAAACCCCTAGTGTGCTATAATGATAATATAGTCTCACTAGGGGTATTTTTATGTTTACAGTTGTCGTTATGCCATCTGTTTAAATTAGACAATACTGCCTTTTGCCCACAATGAACGCAAACATACTTTTCACGGACAATCCCGGTTAATGCTTTTGCAATGTTCTTACGATGATCTGCAGATTTTTCTTTATGATAATTCTCTGTGATTGATTTGGGCTTCCTCATTTTTTCTCTCACCCATTCTGGTCTTTTTACACCTTTGAGTGCATTTGATCGTGCCTTTTTGGCAGATTCATATAACCTCGAATTGATGAATCTGCTTTGGTATGGATTACACACAATCATCATTGCAAATGCATGCTGAATCTTCTTGTTTTTTGGATAACCTTTAGAAAGAAAATAGTGTGCTAAGAAGTGAAGACGAGGAGATAGTTTTATGATGTTTTCATCTTCATTTGTACCACCCATGCACTTAGGAACTATATGATGTTTTTCGTACACTTCAGGCAACAAAGTTCTTGCATGATTAATTAGTCTGTTGTATCGTACAATATGTCTGTTCATCTCATCCTCTTTTAGTTTATTTATGTAAAAAGGAGACGTAACATTAATATTTTCTATCTCGATAAGGATCCAACCATTGCTGCTCAGTACATGGTTGACAAGCACGTAGTCAAGATGATTCTCGAGTCAGCGCAGTTGCTATCTACTGCTCATCGAGTCATTGACGGCGAGCAGTATATCGACTCGTCATCAGGTCGTAGGATCAAGCGTTGGTTGCTATCTGACCAGCGTGAGCCTGTCATGTACAAGGCAACTCATATCAATCATCCGTCAGCAGTTTGGTCTCGTCAGGCCGTAGAAAACTATCTGTGGCTTGTTGATCACTTCTTTGCTCTTATCAACGAGTACAACTATCGTTACGGCAAGACTCACAAGTGTTCTGATATGGGTTATCTGCTGCAATCGCCGCCTTTAGGTCTCAAGGAGTGGGATGCTACGCCTGTTATCTGTGCTATGGATAAGCAGTATATCATCTCGCAAGACCCTGTCGAGAACTATCGCAACTATTATCGTCAAGGTAAACCACATTTGCACAAATGGACCAAACGAGAAATACCTAATTGGTTGTAATGATTAGCCCTGCTTTGGTAGGGCTTTTTCATTTCATAAATACGCAATAAAGGAGTTTATTGTGGGCGTCAACGATAAAGCACAGCAGCAAGAAAAAGTTGCTTTTAAGAAGGTAAAAGCCAAATTAGGTAATCCTGAAGCCTTTGCCGAACCTGCTGGGTTCGAGACGTCATTCCCCGACTTTGGGTTTAGACTGCATCTAGATAAAAGGGTCGGGGAGGGGACGAGGGTAACTATCGGTGGGTGCGGTAGCCACAAAACAAAAAAAAAAAACAAA